ATGTTTGTCTACATTGATGAAATCGACGAGGGCGATGATCCCGATGACTTCACCTGTTGGGGAAAAGCTAACCCCTCGCTCGGTGCGCTGCTCGACTTGGATGACCTGATTGACGAGTGGGAACGATGCAAGGCTATACCGCAGGAACGGAGCTTCTTTATCAACCAGCAGCTCAACGTATTTACCGATATTGATGAAATGTCGTATCTGGATGCGCCCACAATCCTCAAAAACAATCTGGAAAAGCCCCTCGAAGAGCTTGCAGGCAAGCCGTGTTATGGCGGATATGACCTGTCCTCCACGCAGGATCATACATCCGCTTGCCTTGAGTTCCCTTTGCCGAACGATTATGTGTTCCTGCTTGAGCACACATGGGTGCCCGAAAAGGTGGTCAAGATTGACCGGGAAAAGTTGGCATGGAAAGAGCTTGAGCGGGAGGGGCTGCTGACCATCGTGCCGGGCGACTATGTGCGGTATGAGTATATCTTGGAGTGGTTTTTGCGCATGCGGAAGTTATACCGCCTCGAATCCGTTGGATATGACCCGGCCAAAGCGTTCAACTTGGTGCTGGAAATGCAAAAAGAGGGTTTCGTGCTTGACGTAATCAGGCAAGGAGAAATGACGCTGACCGCGCCGCTTGATGATCTGCAAGAACTGTTCCTTGATGGCAAAGTCATTCATAACAACAACCGGCTTTTTAATTGGTATCTCCGCAATGTCAAGCTCACCAAGCGTTCTGCTGGCGGGACTTATTTGCCAACCAAGCAAAACAAGAACCGAAAAATAGATGGTTTCGCATGCTTCCTGAACGCACATACAGAGTATTTGCGTAAGAAATCGACCTTTATCCCCGAGGATAAGGCGGTATCAACGATTATCAAGATTGGATAGGAGGGGATAAATCTTGGGCCTGTTTAACAGCTTTAAAAGAAAGCAGGATGAAAAAACTTCTGGCACGGGTGCGGCAGCAAAGGCGGCAAAGCCTGCCGACAAGGATAGCGCGGTACGCCGAATCAATATAAGGACATCGCTCATGCCGCGCTTTTTTCGCGGCGATTACACGCTGCAAAACAGCGAGCTCATTTTTTCGGCAACATCCAGAATATCAAATGCGCTATCGGCCATGCCTATGGGCTTGTATCAGGATTCCAAGCCGAAAAGGGGCGATTTGACCGATTTGGTGGGTTTTGAACCCAACCCAAACATGACAGCCAGCCAATTCTTCAAAACCATAGAGGCATGCCGCTGCACAAGTGGAAACGGATATGCCTTGAAGGTTGAAGTGCCGGGCCGCACCCTGCCATATCTTTACCCGCTCGATCCTGCGCGAGTAGAGCCGATCATGGAAGCGGACAGCAAGGAGCTGTGGTATAGGCTTATCCCGGAAAAGGGCGCGGCCTACTACATTCACAATTATTACATCTTGCACGTTCCGTTCATGTCGGCCAATGGCTATGTCGGAATCAACCCCGTATCTGTACTGCTTAATACCCTGAAATACCAATCCAGCATAGAGGAGTTCAGTCAAAAGCAGTTGGATAAAGGCATAAACGCCCAAGTGGTGCTGGAAGCGCCTGCAAACCTGTCGGAAATGCAGAAAAAGGACATGATAAAAAGTTTCCTTGAAACCTACAAGGAAACCGGCGGGAACATTCTGCTGCTGGAATCTGGCGTCACCGCAAAATCCATCAACCTGTCTCCTGTTGATACAAAGCTCTTTGAAGTAGAGAAGATATCCCGCTCGCGTGTGGCAAACGTGTACAACATACCGCCCCACCTGCTGGGAGATTTTTCCGATACTTCGTTTGCTTCGCAGGAGCAGCAGATGTTGGAGTTCTTGACGTTGACGATGCTGCCCATCGTTACGGCTTATGAGCAGGAATATACACGTAAACTGGTGCCGCAGCGTGAAAGGATGAAAGGCTACCGGCTGCGGATGAACATGACGAACATCCTGCGTGCTGATGCAGCCACGATGGCTGACGTGCACCAAAAAGGCATACGCGGCGGCTGGATCAAGCCCAACGAAGCAAGAGCCGACGATGGTCTTGCCCCGGACAAGCATGGTGATAAGCTGCTTGCCTCCCGCGATCTTGTACCGCTGGAATACCTTATCACCCATCCGGACGGAAGTCCTACATCACAAACCAAACCATCAAACATAGGAGGGATACCGCAAAATGAGCCAGATAACAAAGTTTAAGGCGCTCAGTAAGGGTACGGCGGACGCTGCCGCCGATATCGAGCTGATAAATCAATACAGCAAGAAGCAACTCACGCCTGAGGAAGTATATGTCTATTCGCTCGCGCTGTGCGACAACGATGTTGACAGGGATGGCGAACGCTTCACGGATACCGCGCTTGGTCAGATGGCGCCGCTCTTCTTGGGGAAGACGGGCATATACGATCATCGATGGTCCGCAGATAAGCAGCACTCCCGTATCTATCGCACCTACGTGGAAGAAACAGGGCAAAAAAACTCTCTCAAAGAGCCGCTTATGACACTGCGAGCCGATGCCTATATGCTGCGAACGGAAGATAACCAGCCCATGATAGACGCCATCGAAGGTGGCATTCTCAAGGAGGTGTCTATTGGGTGCGGTATGGCCGAGTGCAACTGCTCCATCTGCAAAAAGCCTTTGAAGTTCGACTGGCGCACATGGACTACACAGTGCGAAACGGGACACATCAAAGGCCAGGTCTATGACGGGCTTTTGTGCGTAGGAGAGCTTGAAAAGCCGGTTGAGGCTTTTGAGTTTTCCTTCGTGGCTGTCCCATCGCAGCGCGCTGCCGGCGTAGTAAAAAGCGCCGAGAACATAACCGAAGCGATAGAGCTGCTCAAAACAGCGGATTTGACGCAGCACACAACCGAAATCAAAGAACTCATGCCAGCTTTGCAGCTGGCATTTGTTTCGGCTGATGAACGGGCCAAGCGTGCAAAGATCGCTGCTGAAGCCCAGGCACAACTCAAATCAAAATCATAAGTGAAAGGAGCCTATTACCATGGCAAACGTATCTCTTTTCGAACTCAAGGAAAAGCTGTTCAACTTTGATGCTGAAATCGACGGTATCAATGAATGGCTTGCCGAAAAAGCAGCCGACCCCAATATCCAGATGAAGGATATCGAGGACAAGCAGGACAAGCTCGCGGAGCTGCGCAAGCGCCGGGAGATCCTTCAGAAGCAGCATGATGAAATCGAGAACCAGCAGCGCACCGCACTTGCTATGCAGAAGGGCGCTGGCAACGGCATGACCGAGAAAGACATCATCATCAAGAACAAGGCGGCATTTTTCCGCGCAGCCATGACTGGTGGCGATGTCAAGAAGGCCTATGAGGGTCTGGGCGCGATCCCCGTGGCAACGGCTGACCTCGGCTATGGAGAAAACCTCCTGCCAACGAATCTGGCGAAGGAACTTCTGACCGAGCCTGTGGAAGAGAACAGCCTGCGCCGGGTGGAGCCGGTATCCCAGATCAACGGCCTCGAAGAAGCAAAGATCGACTTCACCATCGAAGACGCTGACGTTGCAGACGTGACCGACCAGGAAACCGCTAAGGAAATCGAAATGACCGGCAGCTCCGTGACTTATGGTCGCTACAAGACCAAGGTATTCGCCACCATCAAGGATACTGTGCTTTTCGGCTCCGACTTCGATTTGGTGACCAAGGTCGAGGCGGCACTGCGTTCCGCTCTGGCTATCAAAGAAAAGCTGAACGCGTTCCGCGCGACCACCGACACCACGCACGATCACATGTCTTTCTACCTCAACGGCATTAAGGAGATTAATGGCATCGACATCATTCAGGCTATCATCAACGCCTGGGCCGATCTGCCTGATATGTTCAGCGAAAATGCTGCCGTGGTAATGCGCAAGCAGGACTACTACGCCGCTATCCGCACCATGGCCAACAGCAGCGCCGACCTGTGGGGCAAGAAGCCCGAGGATGTTATCGGCATCCCCGTAATCTTCAACGACAGGGCGACCACTCCCATTGTTGGCGATTTCCGCTACTCTCGGCAGAACTACGATGTGGGCGCGGTCTTTGAGACCGACAAGGATGGTAAGGCTGGCGAGTATTACTTCATCCTCACTGCATGGGGTGATCACCGGATCCGCCTCAAGAGCGCGTTCCGTCTGGCTAAGGTGGCTGCAAACCCTTAACGGCGCGCCTGTCGAGGCTGACGATCGGCGCGCTGACGCTGACGCCGGTATTTGATCCGGACGTAACAGCGTATACAGCCACAACCACCAACGCCACCAATACCATCACGGCCACGCCTGAGGATGCGTCCGCTACGGTGGAAATCTCCAACGGCGGCACCACCGTTGCCAATGGCACGGCGGCAACATGGGCCGAGGGCAGCAATACCCTGACCATTACCGTCACCAACGGAACGGAGCAAAAGGTTTATACCGTTACTGTTGATAAGACAACGTGATCGGTCAGCCCATTGGAAAGGATGATGAAAATATGGCAGCTAACGGAATAAGCGAGGCTTACTGGGACGTGAGAATTCGAAAGGGAGAGCATCTCCCTTTCGATTTTGTTACAGACGGTTCAACCGCGCTACTACTCGATGACCAAAGCGCCGGCGTTGCTTTTTTCGATAAGAAAAATGACCGCTGGGTAAAGAAAGACGGTACGTTCATCACGCGGGAGGTGGGAGTATGGCTTTAGATCCGATTGCGCTGCTCATGGCGAATTCTTACACGGATGATACCATAGGCGGCGCTGGCGGTACCATCAAAGGGAAAAACTGCACTATTCAGAGCATTACCCCCGTTGACGGCGGCAACAATGTTGTTTTTGCATGGACGGCTGATGACGGCACCGTACAGACCAGCACCATGTTTGTTGCAGACGGAATAGATGGCACAAATGGCATTGACGGCGTATCCGCTACCCACGCATGGAACGGTACAATCTTGGAAGTTACCTCTGCGTCCGGCACGACCTCGGCAGACCTGAAAGGTGAAACGGGTTCTCCCGGTGCACAGGGTTTGCAGGGCTTGCAGGGAGAAAAAGGCGATATCGGCAATACCGGGGCTGACGGCATAAGCCCCACAATAACAGAAAACGCCGACAATGCAGAAGATGTTTATAAGCTCGACATCACCGATATTAACGGCACGAGGACAACTCCCAATCTCGTAGGCAGACAGGGTGCACAGGGCATCCAAGGGGAGCGCGGCGAAAAAGGCGATACTGGCGAACGCGGCTTGCAAGGGGTTCAGGGCATTCAGGGCGAGAAAGGAAATGACGGCTACCCGTTCCTTATCTACAAGGAATATACCAATATTTCCGAGTTTAGCGCTTCTGACTTCCCCGAAATCGGCTTGATGTTCATGATTAACGATGGCGTCGCAGGCACGAACAGACCAGTTTATCGCTATACCGGCGCAGCTGATACCCCGTATTCCCATGTAACGGACTTGACTACTAGCGAGGGGTTAAAGGGAGATAAAGGCGATAAGGGCGACCAAGGCGAGCAAGGCGTACAGGGTGAGACTGGTGCGCCAGGCGCTGACGGTGTTACTTATACGCCGAAAATCGGTCTTGTTCAGACGGTGGAAGCTACACAGGACGCAAGCGCAACAGTTGAGGTCGATACGGATAATCATCTTGCGACCTTTAATTTCTGGTTGCCCCGTGGCGCTGTCGGTCAGCAAGGCTTAAAAGGCGACACGGGCGAACAGGGCGAAAAAGGCGCGGACGGCACGACCTATACCCCTGCTATCGGCACAGTCGAAACGGTGAACAGCGCATTGCAGGCTTCGGCATCCGTTGATTTGGACGATGATACCAAACGGGCGAAGTTCAATTTTGCGTTGCCGAGGGGAGAGGATGGCAAGGACGGTTTTGACGGGAATCCGGCAGGTACGATTGCTGCCTTTGCTGGAACGACCCCTCCGATTGGCTATTTGCTTTGCGACGGGCGGGCGGTCAGCAGAACGGACTACGCAGACCTGTTTGCGGT